ATCACACAGCGCCGTACAGGCAGCAGACACCGCGAGCAAGGCGGCCGAGAAGGTCAATGAGGCAGTAGAGCGGCAGACGCCGTAATCCGCGCCACGTTTTCGAATGCGCCAAATCGTGGCGCGCAATCATGAGGATTCACCATGAACGATCAAGCGATTGAACAGGAAATTCAGGCAAAGGGTTTGACTGCGCCGCGTATCACTCCGGCAGACCTGAAAGCCAACATCGTTGGCGAGTACTTCTTTACTGCTGCTGATGGTGTGCAGGCCGCCTTCCACACACAGGATGAGTTGACGCGGCTCACCGGCGCGCACGGCGAATTGGCGCTGTTGACCTTCTGTGTTTTGGTGCTGCGCAACGGCTTCACCGTAACCGGTGAGAGTGCCTGCGCTAGTCCGGAGAACTTCGACGCCGAGGTGGGTCGCAAGATCGCTCGCCAAAACGCGGAACAGAAGATTTGGCCGCTGATGGGCTATGAGCTGAAGCAGCGCCTGCACGAAGCCAAGTGAAAAAGTCCTGGCACGTCACCACCCCAGGCTATCCACCATTCCCCATGATCATGCAAGAAGACCACGACCCTGTATCGGCGTTGGCGTTTGCGAGATCGATCTGGCGGGATTGCACTGTTGAATGATCATCGAATGACGTTCGAATGCATTGAATGAATCGTTATGCGAAATCCAACCCCATGAATGAGGCTGACTATGGCCCTATGCGGCGCATCCAAGCGCGGCAACGGGGAACCATGCAAGCGTCACGCGATACCGGGTTCCTCTCGCTGCAAGCTCCACGGCGGCAAGAGTACCGGGCCAAAGGATCAGCGGGGCAACAAGAACGCTGCCAGGCCTGGATCGATTTATAGCCAATTCCTGACAGAGGAAGAGCAGGCCGACTTCAATTCCGTCCAGCTCGATCAGATTGACGACGAACTGAGGCTGACAAAGGTCCTACTGGGTCGCGTGCTTCTCGCTGCTGGCGAAGGGCATGACCTGCTGGCCGATAGATACCTGGGCCGCATCGAGTCGCTGACCAAGACCAAAGAGGAATTGATCAGCAAGCGCCTTCTGAACGAGAAGCTGCGCCGCGAACTGGAGGACCCGGATAAGGGCCTGCCCGAGCCTAAGCAAGTAATCATCGGGGTAGAAGATGCGTCCTGTCCTGATGCTGAACAAGCCGCAGTTTGAGTTCATCAAGTCGCACAACAAGTTCATGGCGTTCGTTGGTGGCTACCGTAGCGGCAAGACGTTCGTGGGCTGTGTGCGGATGTGCATCAATGCCCTGGAGTTCCCGGGCATCCCGCAAGGCTACTTCGCTCCGACCTACCCGCAGATCACCGACATCTTCTACGACACCATGCCTGGCGTTGCTGAGGCGTTCGGCCTGTTCGCTGACATCGTGGCCAGCAACAAGCGCGTGTATCTGCGTGATAACAAAGGGCGTTGCCTGAGCACCATCGTGTGCAAGAGCATGGAGCACCCGCACCGCATCGTCGGCTTCAACATCGCGCACGCGCTGGTCGACGAGATCGACTGTATGCCGATCAAGAAGGCCGACAGCGCCTGGAAGAAGATTATTGCGCGGATGTCCACGGTGTGGCCCGGCCGTGATCAGAACACCATCGACGTCACGACGACGCCGGAGGGTTTCAACTGGGTCTACCGCAAGTTCGTTAAGGAGCTGGCCGCCGATCCGTCGCAGCGTGAGTTCTACGGCATCGTGCATGCCTCAACGCGGCAGAACGCCAAGAACCTCCCGAAGGACTACATACCGTCGCTACGCAAGACGTACCCGGCCAACCTGGTGGACGCTTACATCGACGGCCTGTTCGTCAATCTAACGTCGGGCAGCGTCTACCCGAACTTCTGCCGCAAGCAGAACCACACCGACGCGACGATCCGCCCGGGCGAGCAGTTGCACATCGGCATGGACTTCAACATCAACCGGATGGCCGCGACGGTGCATGTCATTCGTGACGGCCTGCCGCTGCTTCTGGAAGAGGCCACGCACCTGTTCGACACGCCGGCGATGATCGTCGAGCTCAAACGGCGGTATCCGGGCCACAGCATCACCGTTTACCCGGACGCCAGCGGCAAGAACCGCAAGAGCGTCAGCGGCAGCGAGTCAGACCACAGCCTGCTCCGCGCCGCCGGCTTCATGGTCATGGTGAACCCGTCGAACCCAGCGGTTCGTGATCGGGTGCTGGCAGCGAACGCCATGTTCCTCAACATCGATCAGAAGCGCCGCTACCTGGTGAACACCGACAACTGTCCGGTAAGTACGCAGGTGCTTGAGCAGCAGGCCTACGACGAAAAAGGCGAACCCAACAAGGACGGCACTGAAGACCCGGTCGACGCACTCGGCTACTTCATTGTCCAGCGCTTCCCGATTGCGGGCAGCTACACACTCGCGAACGTGAGCGACCAATGAGCGCATTCACTTATCTCAAAGACAGCCTGCAGAACCTAGTCGCAGGACTGGGCACTGCGCGCGACAAGGCATCGCACTCGCACTACGCGCTTCCGGTGATGGACGACCAGCAACTGCTGAACGCCTTCCGTGGGTCGTGGACGGCGCAGAAGGGCGTGAGCATCCCGGCCGTAGATGCGTGCCGCAACTGGCGCAACTGGCAGGCCGACAAGGCTCAGATCGAGCTGATCGAAGCCGAAGAGGATCGCCTGAACGTCAAGGGCAAGATTCTGGAGGCCCTATTGAAGGCTCGACTGTTCGGCGGGGCCGCAGTGTTCATCGGCACCGGTGAGCGTGACACGGCATCTGAGCTGAAGCCGGATCGAGTCGGGAAGGGCGGCATAAAGTACCTGACGGTGATGACTCGCCGCCAACTCAGTGCCACGGAGATCGAGCAGGACCCGCAAAGCCCGCGCTTCGGCAAGCCAAAGGCCTACCGGCTCCCCGGTTCGACGGTGGAGATTCACCCGTCGCGCCTTGTCATCTTTGTAGGCGTGCCGCATCCAGACCCCGAGCTTGCCATAGGCACGGGCTTCGGCTGGGGTGATTCGGTACTGCTGTCGGCCATGCCGGCCGTACGTCACTACGACGAGACGGTCGCCAACGTGGTCAGCCTGGTCTACGAGGCCAAGATCGACGTCATCAACATTCCGAACCTGATGTCGAGCATGCAGGACAAGAACTACAAGCGCTTGCTGCTGGAGCGCTTGCGGCTTGCCGCTACGGCCAAAGGCATCAACGGAACGCTGATCCTCGACGGCCAAGAGACTCACAGCTCCAAATCGGCCAGCTTCGGCAACCTGCCGGAGGTGATCGCCAAGACAGAGCAGGGCGTCGCCGGCGCGTTCGATATCCCCGGCACCCGCATGTTCGGCCAGTCCTCGACGGGACTGGGGGCCAACGGCGAAGAGAACACTCGCAACTACTACGACAACGTCGCTTCACGCCAGAAGCTGGAGCTGATGCCCGCCATGAGCGTGCTGGACGAATGCCTAATCCGTTCCGCGCTGGGCAATCGGCCGAAGGAAATCCATTACGCCTGGGCGCCACTGTGGCAGGCCACGGCGAAAGAGCGGGCCGATATCGGCAAGATCACGGCGGATACCATCAAGACTCTCAACGAGACGAAGCTGTTCCCGTCGGACGCCATCTCGAAGGCGTCGGTCAATCTGCTGGTCGAGATGAGCATCATGCCGGGTCTTGAGGCTGCCATTGAAGAGTTCGGCGCAGAGCTGCCGGATGAAGAAATCCCAGACGGCGACCTGAAAGATCCGGGCGAGCCCGCCACCACCTGAGGCACACATGAAAATTACTGATTCCGTTGTCCTCAGCGATACGTCCCTGAGCGAATCCGGCTACCTGGAAGCTTTCGCTCGCACGGCGCGGACGGGCACCCAGCAATATCTTGGCTCCGAAGTGGGTCGCCCTGACCTGTCGGTGGTGACCGTATATCGCGACCAAGCCGAGGTCTTCTCCAAGCGCTCCTTGCAAACCTTTTCAAAGATCCCCGTCACCAACGATCACCCGGGTCAACCGGTGACAGCAGACAACTGGAAGGACGTGGCGGTCGGCACTACGGGCGACGACGTACTGCGAGACGGCGAGTACCTGAAGATCGGCCTCAAGATCACCGACGCCTCAGCGGTCAAGGCCGTAAGCGACGGAAAGCGAGAGCTGAGTGTCGGTTACACCTGCGTCCTGGTCTGGGAAGACGGCATTGCCCCAGACGGAACACCCTATCAGGCCAAACAAACCGAGATCACGGCTGATCACGTTGCCATCGTGCAGCGTGGTCGGGCTGGAACGAAAGCGCGCATCGGCGACGCTTGGGGCGTTGCCCCGATCACTGACCACAACCCCCAGAAGGAAAAAAACATGACCCTGAAGACGGTTACCGTCGACGGCATCCCGGTTGAAGTAACCGACCAGGGCGCCATTGTTATCGCGACCTTGCAGCAGCGTCTTGCCGATGCCGGCAAGACCCTCACCGACACGCAGGCAGGCCATGCGACCGTGCTCGCTACCAAGGACGCCGAGCTCGCCAAAAAAGACGCCGAGATCGACGACCTCAAGGCCAAGCAGCTCAGCGATGCGGACATCGACAAGCGCGTGAAGGATCGCGCCGACCTGATCACCAAAGCGAAGTCCATCGCTGACGCCGACTACACCGGCAAGAGCGATGCCGAAATCCGCAAAGCTGTAGTTGTCGCCAAGCTGGGTGACGCGGCAGTGACTGGCAAGGCTGATGCTTACGTCGACGCCCGGTTCGAAATCCTCGCCGAGGACGCAGCCAAGAACCCCGCGAACGACCCGTTCCGTCAGCACATGATTCACCAGGACGGCAAAACCGTCGGTGATGAATCGGAAAAAGCGCGTCTGCAGATGATTGCCGACATGCAGACCGCCCACCAGCCGAAGGCATAAGGAGCACAGCAATGGCTACTTACCAAACCAACTACACCAACGCCCCAGCTAAGGGCGTTCCCGGCCTGGTCGCCAACGAAGAGAAGTGCAACAAGATCAGCCGCACTGTTTCGAACGCTGAAGGCATTGTCTTCGGCGCGCCCGGCTTCCGTGTGGCCGGTGCAGGCAACGATCACAAGATCGCGGCCACTGGCACCTTGTTCCTCGGCCTCGCCGTTCTGAGCGCCGCGGTTCCACCGGTTGCCGCCGGCTCAACGCTGATCGATGGCTACCCGCAAGACTTCACTGGCGCGTTCATGACTGACGGCCAGATGTACGTCACTGCCGGCGCCTCTGTAGTGCCGGGCGATGACGTGTACTACGTCGCCGCTACCAATCGCTACACCACGACTGCCGCCGCCGGCGCCGTGTTGATCCCGGGCGCTTTCTTCGACACCACTGGTGCGAACGGCGACATCGTTGAAATCTCCCTCAAACATCGGAGCGCTTAACATGCCTCAAGTTTTCGAAGACGCTCAGTCGGCGTTCCCGTTTGTCCTGGCCCAGGGCCGGAACATCGAAACGCGCATTTACTCGCGCCGCTACCCGGCGTTCAACTACGCGGCCAGCATCCCGGTAGTAACCGAGGGCGCTCCTTGGGCTATCGGCACCACCTTCTTCACTGTCGATACCGTCGGCGAAGCGAAGTTCTTGTCTGGCTCGGGCACCGACATGCCGTTCAACTCGGCCACCCACGACCAGGCGTCGCATGATTTCGCCATGATCGGCTCCGGCTGGGAATGGAACCTGGAAGAAGTGAATCAGGCTCAGCTGTACGGTATCAACCTGAGCGGCACCAAGGCTGATTCTGCTGCTGACAAGGTCGAGCGACTGCTGAACACCATCGCTTTCGTAGGCAGCACCGAGAAGCGCTGGACCGGCCTGCTGAACGACGGCAACGTTTCTCGCGTCGATGCAGCCTCCACCGGTACCGGCAGCTCCACTTTCTGGTCCGCCAAGACTGTCGATCAGATCATGGCCGACATCAACGGTGTGCTGGGATCGATCCGAACCAACACCGGCGAAGTCGAGTGGGCTGACACGCTGCGCCTGCCACCTGATGCATTCCGCTACATCGCAACGGCTCGCCTGGGCGTAGGCGACGGCATGATCACCGTGCTGGAGTACGTTCGTAAGAACAACATCTACACCGCCGAAACCGGCCTGCCTCTGGACATCGCGCCCCTGCGCGAAGCCCGCAACGCTTCCGCTGATGGCGGCGGTCGCCTCGTTGCATACCGCAAGGACCCGGAGGTGGTTCGCTTCCACCTGCCAATGCCTCGCCGTGTGCTGGCTCCGCGTCAGAAGTCCATCATGGGTTTCGAGACCGGCATCATCGCGCGTACCGGCGGTACCGAGATTCGTCTGCCGGGCGCCGTGGCGTACCTCGACGAAATCACCCCACCAGCAGCCTGATAGGAGGTCGACATGAAAGTGACCAACAACTCGAAGGCGCTGCAGGGCGTTCACACCCAGACTGGCGTGCTGTACGTGGCGCCAGGCGAGACGGTTGATGCTGACCTGACCGAAGCGGGCCTGAAAGGCGTCAAGCGTCTCGACTTCCTCAAGGTAGTCGACAGCAAGAAAGCCGACAGCGACAAGAAGTAAAACCCCGGAGCGGTTCGCCGCTCCACCTATTCGAGACAATCCGATGCCTGATTTCTACGGTTCAGTTTCCGCAGCCGATGCGTATCACGAAGCCAGGGCGAACTCTGCCTGGGCTGGCGATAACGCAGCCAAACAGGCCGCACTGATTCGGGCGTCGGCTTACATTGATGGCAAGTACCAGGCGCAGAACAGCTGCGGCCGGTGGGAATCGCTGTTCTCAGGCGCCAAAACTGGCGGCCGGGCCCAGTCCCTGCAATGGCCGCGCACTGGCGCAACTGATAACGAAGGACACGCCATCCCTGCGGATGAGGTGCCGATTGAGATCGAACAGGCGACATACCAAGCTGCGTTGCGTGAAATCGTCCTTCCGGGGAGCCTGAGCCCAGACTACGTGGCGTCACAGACGATCAAGCGTGAGAAGGTGGGCCCGCTCGAAACGGAATTCGCGGTAAGTGACTCAGCATCTGGCGCAGGCTCTGTCCGCCCAGTGATAACAGTTGTTGATGAATTGCTCGCCCCGTTGCTGGGTTGCAATACCTACTGCGGTGTCGCGGTGTTTGTTGTATGAACGTCGCCGAGGTACTCCAGCAGGTCGAAGCGCTTGAGCCGGGCATGCAGAAAGCTTACCTCGATGCGGTCCGCGCCACTGTAGATGCCGCGACGATTGCCGAAGTCGAGCGCCTGCTGGCCGCCGGCGACGAAAACGGCCTGGTCGAACTGCTCAGCCTGGGCGCGCTGTCCCTACTAATTGAGTCGGTGCGCTCAGCCTTCATTGCCGGCGCGCGCTTCGAGATGATCGCCATCGCGTTGCCTCGGGCTGATCGTGAGCAGATCGGTCGCAAGGAATTCGACGTGAACCGAGCTGAGGCCAGCTCATGGCTTGCTCAGCAAGTGACGGACACCCGAAACACCGCGACCGACAACGTCCGCGAGGCAATTCGCTCCGTGATGGGCTCACGACGAGTAATCGGCGGCATTCAGCCCGCCGGGCAGGTTGTTCGCACTGACCGTCAGGCGGCACTGGATCTGATCGGTCGTGTCAGCCCGCAGACAGGGCTGCGCACTGGTGGCGTCGTAGGGCTTCCTGGCAACTTCGCCCAGTACGTGGCGAATGCCCGTGCGCAACTGCTCAGCGGCGATCCTGCGCAGCTCAAGCAGTACCTGACCAGGGCGCGGCGTGATCGTCGCTTTGACGGCATCGTCAGTCGAGCCATTGCCGCTGGCAAGGCCGTAGCCGCGAAGGACGCAGACAAGATTGCCGGGCGCTACTCGGAGCGGCTGCTGAAGACGCACAGCGAAATGCTGGCTCGCACCCTGGCGCATGAATCACTCAACGCTGGGCGTGATCGGGCATGGGAGCAACTGGTAGAGCAGGGGATCGCTCGCGAGCGCGTTGAGAAGGAATGGCGCGACCGCAACGACGAGAAGGTGCGCAACAGCCATCGCTACATGCGAGGCCGGCGCGTCGGGCTTGGTCAGCCCTTCCAGACCAACAGCGGCGCTCTGCTGCGATTCCCTGGTGATTCCAGTCTAGGTGCTGGCTGGGACGAGTTATCAAACTGTCGCTGTATTTGCATCTACCATCTGAAGGCCTGACCTATGCCAGACATTTATGACCGCAGCAAAGCGCTCGCGGTGCGGATGCTTGCACCCCGCAGCAAGGGCGGGAAAGGCGCAGAGCTGACACTCACAAAGACCCAGAAAGGGCCGAGAGACCCGGACACCGGCGGTTCGTCGACGATAGTGACCAGCTTCGGTGGGTCGGGGATGCGTGAAAACTACGTGCAAAAGGACATTGACGGGTCACTGATCAAGATCGGTGATGTGAAGTTCTTGGTCTCGCCCGTGCTGCTTTCTGGCGTTGATATGCCGCAGCCAGCCACTCAAGACAAGATCCTGTTCGACGGCAAGCTCTACACCGTCATTCAGGTCAATCCGTGGAATTACGCCGGCCTCGCGGTCGGCTTTGAAGTGCAGGCGAGGGCTTAGAAGGGTAGATGTATCGCAATGTGGTATATTGGCGCTTTGACATGGAGCGCTTATGGATACTTACATTTACGAAGGCACCACCTACTCCATTTCCGAAGAAATGGGTGAATTGACGCTTCTTCTTTCGTCTGGGCAAAGAAAGTTGATGGCGGAGAAGAGGCTGTTTAAGTGCCTATGCGGAAATCTTAAAATGATACGGGTCGCGCATGTTGCGAAAGGTGTGACTGTTTCATGCGGATGCGTGAAAAGGAAAAGCACAGTGAGCGCTGGACAGCGTTCCGGTCGGCTGGTGGTCATCAATGACCATGCGATCACCCTTAAGAAGTCCTTACGAGTTCTGTGTCGCTGCGATTGCGGCGTAGAAAAAATGGTAGGTGCATACGAGATCGCTAACTCGTTGACCGCTTCGTGCGGCTGCCTTGTCAGGGAAAATGCTAGCAAGATCAATCTGATACATGGCGGAGAGGGGACTAGGCTTTATTCTGTATGGCACACGATGAAAACACGCTGTAGTGACCCAAAGGCACAGAATTACCCTAGGTATGGTGGTCGAGGAATAGCCGTGTGCGAAGAATGGGCAAGCAACTTCACCGCATTCCGCGACTGGGCCACGGCACACGGATATAGCGACTCATTGCAGATCGACAGAATTGACGTTGACGGAAATTACAGTCCGGACAACTGCAGATTCGTTACGGCTATGGTGAACGCTAACAACCGCGGAAATAACGTCTGGCTTGTCGCCTTTGGCGAGCGAAAGACTATGCGCGAATGGAGTCGGGATGAGCGGTGCGCCATCAGCTATTCCACACTAAAAAAACGCATAAAGGCTGGTCGCCTCGCTCATGAGGATGCCATCACAAGCAAGTCGAGGAACTGATGCCAAACCATATGAGCGCCAGATACGGCGGCTTAAGCGGGAGCTTTTCCGAAACTCTCCGCCAGTTCGCCGACCAAACAAAAGATTCCATGGATGAGATATTTCGATCAGTTGTTATCCAGTTGAGTTCCAGTGTGGTCCGGCTCTCACCCGTTGACACCGGCGCATTTCGAGGTTCGTGGACCTTTACAATAGACGCTCCGAGCACAGAGGCTCCCACCACGCTGGATAAAGGCGGTCATGAAACCATCGCCAAAATTCTCTCTGGCGTTCAGCACCTCACCTTTGGACAGACCGCCTATTTGGTTTCCAACCTTCCGTATAGCATCCCGCTGGAATACGGTCACAGCAGCAAGGCTCCGGCCGGCATGGTGGCGATCACGCTAGAACTGTTCCAGCAGATCGTCAACGAAGCAGTCAGAGAGGTCACAGCATGAGCCATGCCCGCGCACGACGCGCCATTGAGGTGAAGCTGGACGCCTGGGCAGACGCCAAGGGGATCATGATCGCGCACGGCGCCGAGCCATTCAGCCCACCAGAAGGCCAAGTCTATCTGCACGCTTTCCTGCTGCCGGCCAGCACCACCTGCCGCTTCCTGAATGCAAGCGAGCTGGAGTACCGAGGCATCTATCAGGTCAGCATCGTGACCCCGACCGACCAGCTTATTTCTGTGCCCGAGCAAATCCTCGACGAGCTCTCGGCGTTGTTCCCGCTGGATTCCTCGCTGGAAAGAGCGGGCTTTCTGGGGCTGGTATCCAATCCAGTCGAACAGGGGCCGACCATCACGGAGCCTGACCGGTACACGGTTCCCGCGTCATTCACTTACCGCGGGAGCGCCCCGCCATAGGGCAGAGCAATGCAAAAACGTATCCCTCTACCCAACGGGACCACGATCTGGGTAAGCCCGGCCGTTGCACCTGGCACGCTTACACCGCCAGTTCCAAGCGACTCAAGCTGGATTGAGGTGCAGAAGGTAACTGCGCTGACCCATTCGGGCGGCGACGAGAAGTTCTCGGTTTACTCACCACTCGGCAGCTACGAAGACGTTCGCACACCGTCTGGCCGCAACCTGATGGACGTTCAAATGAGCTTCCAGGATGCGCCGGGATCGGCATTCGCAACGGCAATTGAGCTGGGCAGGGATTCCAGGGCGGCGCTGGCATGGAAGTTCAAGCTACCCGGCGGCCAGGTCAGCATCGTGTTTTCGGGCTACGCCAGCGGATCCATGATCCCGGTCCTTGACCGAAACCAGCTGATGGTAATCGCAATCACCATAGCCGTGATCGGCACGCCCAAACGCATTACAGGCTGAAAAGCCAAGCCCATCAAGCCCTGGCACTCGCCGGGGCTTTTTGTTTCTGCCGCAAGGCAAACCGAATCCCTTACGGGATATCCATGCGGGCTAGGGCTGTACACCCGAAAGGGACGGGTACGCCTCCGTCCCTGCCTGCATGCCTTTTGAAATGGCGACTCAGGAGCGCGCAATGAACAATGTCATTCCATTCAATTATCGAGGTCAGGCCGTTCGCTTCAATAGCGAGGGCTGGATCAATGCAACAGATGTAGCCAAGCGATTTGGCAAGAAGCCAGCCGAGTGGATGCGCTTGGCTGACACCGAAAACTACATGGCCGCGCTGGCCCGACATTTAAATGTGGGGGAATCCCACCTTTTAATTCGCACAGCCAAGGGGCGGGCTGGTGGCACATGGCTTCATCCAAAGCTGGCCGTCTCCTTTGCCCGTTGGCTGGACGTGGATTTTGCCGTCTGGGCAGACCTTCATATTGATGCTTTGCTGCGTGGCGAGCTGAACGAAAAACAGCAGTTCGACCGAGCCTGTAAGGCATTGGACGACGCACAACAGGTCGCCAGCCTCAGTGGTAAGCAGCTCGCTAAGTTCCGCTGGAAGAAGCCCGTCCTGCAACACCAGGTCGAGTATTGGCGCGATCAGCTCCAGCTTACGCTCGGCCTCGACGCCGCCTAATTCTGAAAACCCAATAACCCGCCATGAGCGGGCTTTCTCGTTACTAAGAGGTAATACCCCATGGCTACTCGCATTGCGCTTCCGAACGGCGCGACTATGCAACTCGCAGCAAGCTTTTCTGCTGCCAAACTGATCACCGCCATCAGCAACGCCAGCCCTGCCGTGGCAAGCGCTACAGCGAACGGCTTGCTCGAGGGCGACATCGTCCTGTTGGAGTCGAACTGGGGCAAGCTGAATGGTCGAGCCGTTCGCGTTTCCGATCCGGCCACCGACACGTTCTCGCTGGAAAACATCAGCACCGAGAACCTCGATTTCTACACTGCTGGCGGCGGCGCGGGCAACTTCCAGTCGGCTGCAAGCTGGGTTGAAATTACCAAGATCACGGGCGTATCCCTGACCGGTGGCGAACAGCAGTTCCTGACTGTTGGCTACCTGGCTGACGATGACGACCGCCAGTACCCGACCAACCGCAACCCGATGAGCATGGCGTTGACCGTTGAGGATCAGCCGACAGCCGCCTATGTGCCGGTTGCTGAGGGCTACACCGACAACAAGACCCAGACCATCCTGCGTCTGAACCTGCCGAACGGTGACAAGATCCTGTACCCAGGCTTCTGCACCATCACCGACACGCCGACCCTGGAGCGTAATGCCCTGATGACCCGCACAGTGAACTTCGCCCTGTCCGGTCGCCCTGTCCGCTACGTAAAAGCCGCGTAACTCGCGGCTTCACCCTTTCCTCAGATAGACCAATTCCACCCTATTCGCACCAGGAGCTTCACCCATGGCTAAGATTTCCATTCAGCAGAACCCTACCTTTAAAATCGACGTGGAGATCCCGCGCATTGGTGACAAGGTAGTCAAAGTCCCGTTCGTGTTCGCCTACCTCAACCGCGATGAGCTGGCGGAGTTCGCCGATGCCAGTCTTCGCAATGGCAAGGAACTGCGCGGCCTGATCGAAAAGGAAGGCACGATCCGCGAACTGTCGAGCGTGTCCGAAGACTTCCAAGTGGGCCAGCTACAGCAGATCGTGAAGGGCTGGGGCTTCGACGACGAACTGAACGAAGAAAACATCCGGGCTCTGGTTCGCAGCTATGCCGCCGTTCCTGATGCCATCGTCATGGCCTACCAGGAGTCGTACAACCAGGCTCGCAAGGGAAACTAATCGAGGTCGTCCGGGCGGTATACACGCCATCCGCCACGGCCGAGCAGGCCGCGCTGTTTGGAATGAGCCTGGATGACCTTGAGGAAGATGTGGAGTTGTGGGCTGTCAACGCCGAAGCCTTCGCCGTGTTCAACTCCATGAGTACGCAGTGGCGAGCCGGCATGAGCGGCGCGACCGGCCTGGACTACACCTCCCTGCCGATAGTGATGGACCTCGAAGGGGTAGGCGCGGACGACCGCAAGCAGGTTTTCCGCGACGTGCGGACCATGGAGCAGGAAGCGCTGAAGACGATGGCTGACAATCAAGAATAGGGATATTTGGGCGACCGCCATGGATGGTGGTAGATTGCCGGTATCTGACGTGGAGGTTCAAGCATGTTGTTTTTTGGATGGCTGGCTTTGGTGATTCTGACCGCGATTGCGGCAAACTCCAAAAACAGGTCTGTTTTTATTGGAGTTTTGGCAGGTGCGGCATTCCCCCTGCTTGGCTTGATCGGTTACCTGATTGTCAAACCACTTCCTTCAAAAGCCGGAAGCATCCGCAAAGGCCTTCTCGTAAACAGTAACGATGAGAGGCAGTGCCCTCATTGCGCCGAGCTTATCAAGATGCAAGCCACCAAGTGTCGGTTCTGCTCCGGAGAGGTTAGCCCCATTAGTGAGGACGAGGCGCGATCTGCAAGGGCTGAGGTCTACGAGCCTATTGAAAGAAAAAGAACATTAATTATTCTGGTAGCGATCCTTGCTGTAGTGGCTATAGCCTTCTTTAGCCAATAAGCCCTGCCCCCGCCAATGCGGGGATGAATTACCAAACAACCGGCCTCCTAGCCGGTTTTTTTTCGCCTGGAGAAAAGCATGACAACCATCGCCGAGCTTGGTTTAGCAGTAAATTCTGAGTCGGCAGTTCAGGCGGCTGATAACCTTGATGGGATGGTTGAGGCTGGCGCGCGCGCCGAGCAGGCCATCAACAAGGTTGCCGAAACGTCTGAGCAGGCGAAATCCAGGCTGCTTGCTTTGGGCAAAGCCGCGCTGGAGTCAAGCACCTATCAAGAGACCCTGAATCGAGCATACGAGGCAACGGCTGGCGCCTCTGCTGCCGCTGCCCGCGAACAGCTTAATCAGTCGGCAGCAATGCGCCAAGGCTCGAAATCCGCCACTGAAAACAGTGCCGTGCAAGAGAAGGTTGCCGCATCAGAGAAAAAAGCTACAGCAGCAATAGCGGAGCAACGGACCCAGCTTGAAAAGCTGCTGGGACAAATCGATCCGACCACCGCCGCCCTTGCTCGACTGGGTGACCAGCAGCGCCAACTGGAGAAATTCAAGGCCGCTGGCATTCTAGATCCTGGAACCTTCAATGAGTACAAGGCAAAGATCGAGCAGGCAGAGTCTGGCCTGGTCAGCTTTGACAAAACAGTAGCCAGAACAGGCGTTAGCGCCAAGCAGAGCGCGGCAGCGCTTCGGATGCTTCCTGCCCAGTTCAGCGACATCTTTGTTTCGCTTCAGGGTGGTCAGGCCCCCTTAACAGTGTTCCTGCAGCAAGGCTCGCAGATCAAGGATTCCTTCGGTGGCATTGGTGCTGCCGCCAAGGCAGTGGGCGGCTACATCGTCGGCATGATCAACCCCCTAACCATTGGTGCTGCCGCTGCGGGCGTGCTTGGCGCGGTGTTTTATGACGCAGAGAAGCAAGTCAGCGCATTCAATAAATCCCTCTACTCGGGAACGGCAAGCTCCGGTCAGACCGCATCTAGCCTTGCGGCTGTGTCGGCCACCGTGTCCGCACTCACCGGCGATCTCTCCGAGGCGAATGCTGCTGTAGTGGCGCTTGCGGGGAGTGCTCGTCTAAGCTCTACCCAGTTCGTTAACCTGGCGCAAGCATCAGCTTCAATTGCTGAGTTCACAGGCAAGAGCGCTTCGGACGTAGCGAAGTCGCTAGGCGACATTGGAGACAATGCAACTAAAGCCGCTGAAAAGATCAGCTCCCAGTACGGCCTGCTGACCAGTGCGCAGTATGAGGTTATCGCCGCACTGGACGAGCAGGGCAAGAAGCAGGAAGCCCTTGATGCGCTTAGCGGATACCTGAATGAGAATGCTCAAAAGCGCTTGCTGGCCTACAAAGGTTCGCTTTCAGATGTTGAGCGCGGCTGGAACGACATCGGTACAGCAATCAGCAACGCATACAGCAAGGTCAAGGCTGAGCTGTTTCCCGGTCTGAGCAAGCAAGCCGAGATCATCGAGCGCATCCTCAAGACTCGCGAAGATGGCGGGCTGGCAGGCGCGCTATCGACCGGCCTGAGCAAGGCGAACAGCTTTCTTGGCTTGGCTAATGGCGACGATGACGACTCCACGGAAGCTCTCCAGAAACGGCTAGCTCTGATAAAGCAGCGTATTGCTCTCGGTCAACAAGAGGCGAACACACAGGGTGAGGCGGGCCGAGCCGAGCAGGCGCGAATCGAAGCGTCCGGCAAATGGGATGCTCTGCATAAATCGAACCTGTTTGACCAGGCCAAGCTTGAAAACGATATTAAAGAGGCGCGTAAGCTCGGCCTGGCGGCTGGAAAGTCGCAAATTGAAATAGACAAAGAAGTCGCCAACATCCAGGCGAAGTACGACAAAAGCCAGGAAAAAGTAAAAGCTGGCGCCGTAGATCTCACCTCATTCAACGATGCCGACAACAAGCTGAAGGCGCTCACCGCAAGCTACCAGAATTCCCTCCGTATTCTGGATGCCTCGCAGAAGGCTGGACTGATCAGTTCTCAGCAGTATGCCGAGCAGAAGTCGGCGCTGATCAGCAAGGAGAAGACCGAAGTCGAGGCCGCTTATAACGGCCAGATCACGGCTCTTGAGTCCGTGCGCGACAAGTCCACCACCACTGGCGCCCAGCGCATTCAGATAGACCAGAAGATCGCCGACGCGCGGTCGAAGATGGTCGATGCCCTGAAGAAGCTGGATGCTGACCAGGAGGTGCTGAGCCTTCAGTCTCAGGAGCGGATGGCGAAGGAAACGGCGGCCATTGAAGCCTACGGCCAGGCGCTGGACGACAACCTGAAGCGTACCCAGGATTCGCTGGATCTTCAGCTTGCCGGATTCGGCCTGGGCGAGCGTACCCGGCAGCAATTCCAGGAAATGCTCAAGATCCGCCAGGACTATGAGAAGGATCTGGAGAAGCTGGAGCGAGACCATCGTCTCAAGCGCATCAGCGACAACGAGTACGCCGGCGAGAAGAAGAAGCTGGAGAAGTGGCTTGCTCAGCGCCTTCAGCTGCAGGAGCAGTATTACAAAGAAGAGGATGCGCTTCGCGGCGACTGGCAGAACGGTGTCTCCCGCGCCTACAACAGCTATATCGAGGAAACCAAGGACATTGCCGGGCAGACGGAGAATCTGTTCTCCAATGCGCTTGGCGGCATCGAGGACGCCTTCGTCAACCTCGCCACCACTGGCAAGCTGTCGTTCAAGTCGCTGTCGGACTCGATCGTTGCCGATCTGGCTCGTATCGCAACCAAGGCCTACATCACAGTGCCGCTGCTCAGCGCACTGGGCCTTGGAGGGTCCACTCCAGGGGGCGGCAGTGGCGTAAGCTCGATGCTTGGTGGCGGTGGTAGCGGAAGCGGGCTGGGAGATCTGTTCAGCTGGGGCTCCAAAGCTTACAACGTGGCCACCTCTGGCTTTGGCAGTGCTGTCTCTGCCGGTTGGAGCGCGGGCGAAGGCTTCCTCGGCGGCATGCAGAGCGCGATCAGCGGCGGCTACAACTACATCAGCAGTGGCCTGAGCGGGTT